TCCTTCTTTTGGTGACGCTTTACTATCAATGCGAGCCTCTAATCGTCCAACCGCTCTGGCAGTAGCCATTACACCGAGAGAATTTATTCTCATAAATTCATCTGGGTTTCTCAATAGCTCATGCATCACTGCTGGACCTAGCTCACTCTCTGTAATTGCCTCTTCTAAAGGCATAGATAGTTTAAAGTCTCGGCCATATTCAGCTATGAAATCAGCCACATCATCGTCAAAGTCAGAATTGTCAGCCTTGTAGTCATACACCTTTTCATTGTGAAGCTGCACTCGCTCAGAAGCTCTATCTTGCATAGCCTTCTGTTCGTTTTTAAGCTCCATTGCTTGAAACCTTTTATCAACCTTCCAGTCCGTTAGGGCCTCGGAATAATCTTCATAAGTTTCAAAATCATCAACGTTTGGTTTCTCACTAGCTTGTACGGCTTCCGTTGTGTCGACATATTTTCCCTCATCTTTCAGAGGTTGGGAGTTCTTTTGAGCTTCCCTACGCCAGTATTCAGCCTTTTCATTTGCGGCTTCTTCTCTAGCTCGTAATTTGTCTACACGTTTTTGGAATCCTGATTTGCGCTTCCCCTTAGCCTTTTTCTCTGCCTTTTCTTCAGACTCTTTGTCGTCTTGGGATTCATCATCCTCAGATTCTTTGTCGTCCTCATCATCGGCATCATCATCGCCAGAGTCGTCATCACCTTTTTCTAGCTTGTCTGACTTGCTAGGTTTTTCGTCCTCATCAGAGTCCTCAGACACTTCATCCTCTTCACGCTGCTCTTGAACTACTTGGTCATCATTCTCTAGAGTATCCTCTATAGATATTTCAACCGTTTCGTTTCTAGGCGCATCGCTGCTTACTACTTTCATTCCCGACATAGCTTTATAGCTCCTGTGTGTTTGGACCTGGTGCTGACCCGCCAGTAGGTTGATTGTTTTGGACCTGCCGTTGGGCAGATTTTAAATCTAATGCTTTTTGTCTTTGATCTATTTCTCTCATTTGAGCCGATAAAATTTGACGTGAATCAGCCGCATCGTCTTTCAACATTGCAATCTTGAGATTCACTTCGGATTTTAAAAGCTCAATGCTCTCTTTAGATTCTAACTCCATAGCTTTGTTTTCGATTTTAGTGTTGGCCTCATTCAATTGCTGAGTTAAGCCCTCAATCATTTGACTAGATTGCTCTAATTGCTGTTGTACCTCAGGCGGAAGCTGTGGAGCTTGCCCATCCTCTTCTTCGATAATCCCAGGAGGTGCCAACTTCTTAAGACGTCTTGAAACTTCTTCGCCACCCGGCCAATCGCCATTCTTAGCGATAAGGTCACCCAAAACAGGAGCTGCAGCAGGGTAAACCCGCATAAACTCAAGCATGGATTCAGTAGCCTCTTGTCTTTTGGTTTGAAAACTAGGTCCAACATCAACTGCTACATCATATTTGCCGGTGTCTAAAGCACTGGTGCTTTTCCCGGTCTCTGGGTCTACAGTGCGCTGAATGATGACAATCTTTTCCTCATCACTCTCGCCGATAATTCTAACTGCTCTCTCTGTGTCGTAAACTATGGGGATAAGCTCAATGATCTGCCTGCCAATATGCTTAATTGATCTTGATAAGTTATCCACAAAGTGAAAATTGGCTGTCTGAGCCTGCATATTACGTCTTTGAATGGCCACGCCGCTGGTCTCATTAGACCGAGCGCCCATAGCCGCATCGTAAATGCCAATTGTTGTTTTGATGTCCTCTCCAGCCGTAGCCCTTGCTTGAGAAATGGCCTGCACGTTTGGCTCGCCAAAGTTTCTCTGAGGCGGAGGGACAGGCGAGCCGCCCTCACTAACTGGATTGTATGGTAAGAATGCGTGGTTTTCTTGGTTAGCCGTTTCCCATTTCTTCTCATAGCCTTTAAATGCCGCCGCAGGACCAATGAATGGCGCTTTTGGTGACAAGGCAATGGCTTCAGCTTCACTAGATACGAAGTAATTCAAAAGACGCTGAGAATCCTTAGCGTGACGAATAGCTCCCTCTAGAATTTTCTTCCCATCAACAATGATTTCATCACCAAGAACAGGAATGATAGGGATCCAAGACCCGGACCAAATAGTTTTCTCAAGCACTTCGTAGCCATTGATTTTGCACCAATGAACTATGGGAACGATGGCGTTTCTGGTCTGCTTAATTGCCTCATGCGGTATTTTCTCACCCTCAAACTGCATCTTAAGCTCTTTTTCAGGGCCGATGGTCCCATCAACAAGCTCAACAATCTTTTGGCTTTTGAATTCCTTATAGAAATACTCACAGACCTTAACCTCATCATGAGATACCCAGTCTGTGAAATCAGCGCCCAAACCATCCCAAGCGCTTTGCTTAGCCAGTTGGGAGTCGCCATATTCGGCTTCATACTCATCTTTAGACATACGCTCTTCACAAAAGCCCCATGTTGCATCTGAGCCATCCGGCTCTTGGTAGGCTGGATCTAAACGACAGCTAAATTGATTATTAACCTTTTTAATTCTTATTTCTTGATCAAAATTGTCTGAGTTAGAGTACTCAGTCGTAATTCTAACGAAGCCAAAACCACCCTCAACTGCATGTTGAAAAGCGGCGTCATAAGCTTGGTCAGCGTTAGACTGTAGCTCAATATGGCGAATCATTCCCTGTAGGACGTCCGCCGTTGCTATGTCACCTTTGTCATCGATGGGCCGTACTTTAATGGCTGGCCGATTCTGTCTTTGATCATTGGTGATTTGCCGAACAAACTGAGGCATTCTGTTGACTGTAAAGCAAGGTCTATTAGAGCGTTTGCGAACGCTTGAGACGTTGGTGTCCCATTGGTCTCCCGAACGAAATCGCACGTCATCTAAGGCCATCTGCCGGATGTCATTCTCAGCCTCTTCGGACGCTTTATAACGCCTTCGAGCTACCTCTAATATCTTTTCATCTGATTTATCGCTGGCCACGCCACATTGTTTTGTAAAAATTATAAATTATCAAGTGTAGCGTTGATTATTAGGACGTTGCGCTAGGTTTTACCCTATCCAGCCACCTTGCTGAAACATCACCTCTGGCTCTGGCTTCTTTTCCTCTGGGAATTGAGCGCCTAAGCCTGGGTCCATTATCCTGGCCCGACAATCCAACATATCGTCATGCATCGGCACTGGAAAGGCGTCATACTCATCATTAATGAACATCTCCACATAGTCTAAGTGCTTACCCTCATAGTTAATCACGGGAAGCGTTTTAGGCATCCACATGCGGCCCTGTTCAAATGGTGGCACCAAGCAAAGAATGCGGTCAACTTTGCCAACCTTGCCGCCAAGCTCTGTGATACTAAAGCGATAATTCTGGTGCTCCATTTCATATTTGCAATGCTCTATATCAGCCTGCATTCCATATTTCTCATAACCAACTTTCAAAGGCCTGTATTTTCTATGGAATTCAAAGAGCTTCGCCGCCCTCTCTGTTAGGCTTAATCGGTCTCTAATGGCATCAATGAGATAATAATTCTGGTCAGGAGCTAAGCCGATCACTTCCATAACGGTATAATCAGAGGTCTTTTTCTTGGTGCTGGCTGGGTCCACTAAGATATAGATATTCATTTCATCTAGCGTGGGCTTGGTCTGATAGAACTTGAGCCATTCTTTCTTAAATCCCATAGCCTTGTCGGCTGTTGGGTTTTGAAGCATCTGGGCTGAAAAAGTAAACGGCCCCATGTCTCGGCGCTTCTCCTGCAATAGCTCCTCACTCATAAAAACAGCCTTACCGTCTATTTTTCCACCAACTCTGGCCGGATATATCCTAGGCACTACCGATCCTCTGTCTATCATGGTTTTGTAGGTGTCAGAATTTTTAGAACAATAACCATTAGCAATATAATTGCCAGTCTCAGTCTCTATCCAAAAAACATCGCAATTACCTTTAGTTTTGGATAACAAATTAACCTTTTTAGTGTGTAGTTGTGAAAACAAACTATCATGTATTTGCTTGGACTTAATAGGATCTAATTCCCTAAGAAACTTATATCTTGCTCTCCACCCACCACATATATTGATACAACAAACATCCTTATGTTTAGGATTTGCATCTTTTCGCCATGTTTTAGAATATTCAAAGCCCAGCTTAGTTAGCCTTGATTCAATCTCTTTTATAAAAATCCCATCATAATGCATTGATTGAACATAATGAATTGATCCGCTTTTGTGGTGTGTATTTTTCCTAAATGTGCCATCAGCATCATAAAATCCAGACAAATATCCAGCATCTTGACTTTCTACTTTATTAAAAAGAGTAGTTAATTTTCTTATGGATTTCATGTCATGATAATTTAAACCGATGTTGGCATATTCTAGCCCGCCACCACGGGGACCGCGCCACCATTTATGGGTTGGCGTACACGTTATTGTCTCGCCATTATCCAACTTATAATTAAATACATCCTGATTTTTATACATACCTATATTTAAAACTTTAGTTTTAACTAGATACCTTGATCCATTTCGCAATTCCCATCCAATAACAAAGTCACCAATTTTGACGTCTTTAATATCTTTATGAGACCAATCGCCGTTCATTATCTTAGTTGAGCTAGGCAAACAGGCATGGTACCTGGTGCCAATATATCTTCTCTTTCCACCCTGAGCCCCCAGGTTTAGAGATAGCTCCCAGGCTTCAGTTGTTTTTGCAATCTGCTCTGGAGTGTTCACCGATGCCTTCGTAACAACATCATCATAAACAAGTAAATCAAAGTGCTTGGAGGTTGGGCTACCGTCCACCAGCCCCCAGGCCTCTATTGTGCATTCTTTCTTATTACTATCTCTTTTTACGACAATACCACTGTCTAAGGACCATTTGGGCGCTTGGCTCTTTGGCTCCTTATATAAAATTTCCGGGAATAGCCCCTGCAAAAAGGTGTTAATCTCCATCTCTCTTTTGAGTTGAGCCAGAAACGCCTTCGCTATTGGCCGGGTATGACTAAAAATACCGACAGTAATGTTGGGATTGTTGAGTATGTCTTGCAGGGTTTTGCCAAATGTAATTATAGAGCTTTTAAAAAACTCTCTAGACCATAGATCCAAGTGGCCATCAGGGTTGGCCTCCACTTCTCGGCATCTGTCATAGATCCAATCATGGTCAGCATCTTGTCTTTTACAGCCTACAGTCAGCAGAAAAAACAGGTCAGTTAGGCATAAGTCCTTAATGGCCTTTTGGTCCTCAGCAGCGATTATCTCAGCATAAAGGACCTTGGCCTGCTCTCTAGTGTTTGCGGATGCTATGGACATTCAATTCCTTTTCCAGCTCATACTACGGCCATCTGCCACATCAGCAAATGCCCTGACCATTCTTTTGGCATAAGCCAATTTCTTGTAATAAACAACAGCGCGCGGGCTTGAAAACTCTGTCCAATACCTATTGGCTGTATAACTGAAATAAATCACAGGCTGGGTCTCTAGACCAAGCTTTTGCCAATTACTAACGCGCCAGCTTTTCATCACTCACCCTCTGGCTTGGAGGCTATCATTGTTTTGATTTCTGCCAGCTCACATAGGATCTTCTTTAGTATTGAAATAGTGTTTTTATCTGAATCTGCGCCCAACAAAATTTTTACATCACTAAGTTTGTCCAAGATATGTCTTTTATAGACAAGGGCCGCCCCTCTCCATGTCATGTACTGAGCATAAACAGACTCAGAGCCATCGGCCTCACTGTCCGCTTTCTTGGCCGAGAGCTGACAATCAATATCCCTGAGCATTGCTTTAAGTAGCCTATCCCACTGCTTGGGATTGTTAAGCAATAAGTCCGAGCATTCTTCATTGGACTCGCCCTTTAAATCACGCCGAACCATATCTTCATCTATTGCAACCATAGTCACTACTTCACTCATTCCCCACTCCTCACTGCATCAGAATCTCTCGGCAGCACCCAAAACTCTCTAGGTTTACTCATCAACATCTCCCCTTAATTGCTTGGCGCGGTCTGCCCAGTCTACTGCACTGACTTGCATTTTTAAAGGCTTATCATCATCGCCACCCTCAAGTGCTACTGTGCTTTTCAGTGCCGGCATTCCCATTCTCTGCAGTAAGTAATCAAGCTTTTTCTCATCACCTCTTTTAATCGCCTCAGCCCATATCTTTAAAATAGCCGCCTCAAGTGGTGGTATTTTCTCAGTCTCTAAAATCCTTTTAAGCTCTTTAAAATCATCTAGAAACGCATATTTCATCATGGTTTCAGCCAGTTGCTCCTTTGTGTATTTCTTGATAGCCCTAACTGATAGTGCATCTTTAGGCCTACCGGACTCATTGCCAGATTGGCCTGGTTTGAATACATGGGGCTTTAAATTGTCTGGTACTTTATCGCTCATTTAATGACGCATCCCGCTGAATTTCCGCTGTTTTAATATCATGCTTATACTCCATTTCTACTTGAGAATCATTATCATTTAGACCGGCTTCTTTGTCTAAAAGTTTGGCTCTCATCATGTCCTTATGCTCTTTGGTCATGTTGATGAAGCTGATATTTAGTTTGATTTCTCTCTCTTCGCTCTTTTTGTCTATAAAGGCTGTAAATATGTAAGTGGACTGGCATTTTGGGCATTTGGCAGTGGCTACCTTGTTCTCAAACCATGTTGGCTTTCGGACTTTGGTGGCTATCTGACCGCCACAAGCGCATGTTGATTCTATCTGATTCTCTAGACTCATTTAGGTCCTCGTCGTCATATGTTCGCCGTGAGCTATATCTAAGCACTTAATTAAAAAGCAAAGCGTATCCATGCCCATTGTGGACCAGTTGACCATTGGCTGGCCCTCTGCGCTGAGGCCTACTACTACTAAATCAGTCAGGCCTGGGTTGGCTAACATATGCTCTAAAAGCTCTTTTACTTCCTGTTGCTTCTTAGCGTCCCCAGCTATTAATGGCACCACATACATTTAAGCATCAGCCTTGATATGCCACTCCATGGGCTCGCCGTTTCTTTTAATATCCGTTATTCCTGTGTATTTACACCACCTTGTAACAATCACATCAACGTAATGGGGGTCTAATTCCATCATGTAGCACGTTCGTTTTGTTTTCTCACAGGCTATTAGTGTTGAGCCTGAGCCGCCGAATAGGTCTAAGACTGATTTTATATCTTTGTAATCTTCAAAACACCTCTCGGCTAATATGATTGGTTTTTGTGTTGGGTGGACTCGTTTAACACCGCGTTCGCCCTCTTTATGATAGCCGTCCCATCTTACTTTATGGCACCTCAATGGCTTGTCTAAATTCGTCCAGGCTAATTCGCCATCAGAGAAAGTTAAACCCTCTGGCCTTTCTTTATGCCAGTATATCCATCCTGATGTTGGTGGTAAAAAGTCGGTGAAGTAATTAGCTCCCCAATAGATCATAACCTTTGGCTGCAGCTCAGTGAGCAGCTTAAAGCATTCCCTGGCCACATCAGTATTCTCGTCACCTATAACTGGCCTATATTGTCCAGCCGGGGCTGCTTTGCTGTCCCCACCAACTTTGCCATCCTTACTAACAGCGTCCATCCCATAAGGCGGGTCAGTGAATACCATATCGGCTTTCTCACCGTTCATTAGTTTAGCGACAGTATCAGAATCAGTAGAATCACCACAAACCAGCCGGTGACCATTAAGCTCATATATATCGCCGAGCTTGCTAATCGCCGTTGTAACATTTGGAACCTCATCCTCTGTTGCTTCCTTCGCTTTATCTGCTGGCTCCACCTCAAAGTCTTTTATCCCTAAAAGGTCTATATCTAGTTCAGGCCCGAAATCTAAAAAGTCCTCATTGATCTTTTTAAAGTCCAGACCTGCCCAACTGGCGATTGCATTATCAGCGGTTAAATGCTGGTACTCCATGGTCTCATCCTCAAAATCCTCATAGATAACAGGAACCTTTTTCATTCCCAATTTCTGAGCGGCTGATAATCTGCCATGCCCTGAAATCAGATAGCCCGATTGATTGGAAACCACCAAGGGCTGTCTAAACCCAGAATATTCAATAATTTTGCTGAGCCTTTGAATTTGGTCATCACCATGACGATTCGAGTTCTTCGGGTGGGGCTTTATTTCGTCAACACCAACCATTTTAATGTCTTTAGATTCTATTTTCATAAAATATTCAGCCTCTTATCTAATTTGTTTTTTATTATATATTCGTTAGCCACCATTGCCGCCTCTATCTCTGTTTTAAAAGACCCCACGTTTTTGGTTGAGTTGTCATGGGCTATGTAAACCGCCCACTTGTTCCGACCTTGCCGAAAGCTCACGTAGCGGTATTTAGATGTCGTATTTAGTATTCTTTTTTTCTGATTATTTTGGTTTTCTTTGTGGGTTACAATTCTTAAATTTCTCTTTCGATTGTCCAGGCTGTCGCCATTAATGTGGTCAATCTCTAGGCCTGCCGGTATTGCGCTAAAGATTTCTCGGTGAAACGACCTAGTTGTGCCATTTGGTTTATCATTTCTGTAAAGATAGAGTTTTCCGTTTTTATTCATCGGGTACCATGCATATTTAGCAAATAATTGCAGGCTTTCTGTGTCTATTAGAACCCTTTGCCCCTTGAATAACATTAAAATTTCGTCATTCGCTATGTTATCCGCGCCCTTGATCATCTCATTATATTTACAGTGGATCTTTGGCTGGCTCATTTTGCCCCTACCTCATGATAAATGCTCCGCTTTGTGGGCGGCCATGTTGGATGTTTTTCGTGCTTAATAAGGTCTACGTGCTTGTAAATCCAGGCTTTTTTCTTCTCATTATAGTATTTGCTGAGAGGCATTTTCCCACAAACAGGACATGGAGTCTTGTCTAAGGCATATGCTCTGGCATCTCTGAATCTTTCACTAGCTGACATGGCGAGAAGTGTATGGGGTTCTTTCTGACCAATATAGTAAAATTTACATTTAGTTTATGTGGCGCGTAATTCAGGACCTTATCTGGACTTTCGATCAAAGCCCGGATGGGCTAGCGTTCGGGTGTGGATGACTTGGTTTATATTATTCCAGACACTCAGAGCAAAAGCAACGTGTTGAATCCTCTTATCCCTTTGGCTCACCATATCTGTCAGATTAGGCCAACCCTACTTATTCACCTTGGAGACGCATGGGACATGCCCTCCCTTTCTCAATACGACAAAGGCAAGAAGTCTCATCGGAGCCGGACCTATCACACAGATGTAGCGGCTGGAAATAAGGCTATGGCTCAATTCTGGGAGATTATCCACTCAAAGTGGCCATCTTTTCATGACCAATGCCAGGCGGTTATTTTAAAGGGTAACCATGAGGATAGGATTGATCGGGCTAAGGAATATGGGCCCGATGAGCTTGTGACTCTTATGGATGAGTTTCCCTGTGACTATTCCTATTGGGACCAGGTGATGCCTTTTTTAAAGGTGTTTGAATGGGGCGGAATAGAGTTTTGCCATTATTTTCAGAATTCTGGCGGGCCAAAACCCGTGGGCACTGCCAGACAGCTTCTCATGAAGGGCCATAAATCTCGAGTGGCTGGGCATAAGCAGGGCTTTGACTATGAGGAAATGCCTAGCGGGTCCAACTCTATGATTCAGGGTATGATAGTGGGCTCCTGTTATTATCATGATGAGGCGTACAAGGCCCACACAAACAACCACTTCAGGGGCTCTGTAGTTCTTAAAAGCTTTATAGATGGCGTTTATGACTTCTCAAGGTACTCCCTTGGGGCTCTGGCCAAAAGATATGGTAAAACATGAAGAGGCCGCGCCTGTTAGATGTTTTTGGTTTAATGATACCCATCGAATATGTTGATCCAGATACTATTGGTGGTGATTATGGCGAGTATTGCAGAGAATTTAAGACCATTAAAATTAATGAAGAATTAAAAAGCCACACCATGATTCAGACTATTATCCACGAATTGGGTCATGCTATTTTTGATCGCGCTGGGTTTAATCAATCAATCGGGCCAGAGTTAGAAGAGGTGCTGTGCGAGACCTTTGCCACCATCATAGAAGAAAACTTCATTCTCAAGACAAAATAAAGCCCCTAGTTTTACCTAGAGGCCTTAAATATAACTTACAACTTTTAGTATTCAATTACTTTATCAATAAAAGTATTAAGCGTCAATACCGCCGAGACCAGCACCTTGAATCGGAGCGCGTGGGCTTGATTCAGGAAGGTCCATTGGGCCTGTTTTTTCGATCACATCAGCAATATATTTTTCCATTTTAAGATAGAAATCTAATATGCGTTTACGGTCAAAAGAAAGTAGACCAGCAGCAAGACGTGCGCTTTGTGAGCCCACTAATTCTCTAGCCGCAAGATGTAGTAAAAGAGCAAGCTTAGCGCATGACTCGTTTTCTATATCTATTAACAAGGTCTCTTCTCTCAAAGGAAATCTCATTGGGTTTGTTTCAGGAGCATCAACATCCGGCTTATCGGATATATGGTCCACCAAAGCTCTGTGTCGGCTCAAATAATTTTTATACCGAATAAGGTCGGCCTCTAGAGTTAAGCTTACGTTAGATGATTGGCTTTTTTGAATCTCAACAATATCGCGCTGGACCCGATTGTAGACACCTACTAAATCCATATTTAATACTTCTGCCATTTGGCCCCCGTGGTTAGTTAATTAACCTAACAAGGATAGACAGACTTTTATGGGCGGCGCAAGCCTTCCAAGACTTTTTCTCGACCAGATAGTGCGCTGCATTTTTTAACATTCCCGGTTGTTATACAAAGAGTCCTTTTATAGCCCCGTTTAATTGGCGTGGCGTAGTAAAGCCTGATGGCCTCCATTTGGAGTCTTTCTGATGCCTTAAGTGATTCAATGGCTAGGTCCTGTTCAAGCCTATATTGGGCCTCTGTGGGCTCATCAATGGGCTCTAGCTCTATTTCTATCAAGTCTGGGTGTAATTCAAAAAAAGTGCTCTCTATATAGTTCTTAGGATCTGGCTTTAATGCCGCATAGATGAAAAATGCGCTTAGGCTTAGCATTAATAAACCGGCCACGATGTATGCCGCGATTTTTTTCTTATTTATGGGCTCGGGAGCTGGGGGCGTAGGCTCCTTGAAAAAGATAGAGTCTGGGTGCATTTCAGGCTCTTGTGTGGAGGTGTAAGATGTACCGCCGCTACGTATAGCTTCGGCGTATTGATCTAAAACGCTTTTCTCATCCATTTTCTTTGCTCCTTAAACTTCTTAACTCAGCCTCTAATTGTTTTATGAGGTTGCCCTGAGCTTTCGACTTATCGCTTTCCTGATAGGCGTCTTTTTTTAGACTGGCGTTTATTGGGTCAAGCGCCGCCATGGCCTCGGGCCCTAGTAGTAATGCCACATGGGTGTCCCCGGTTTTCTTTTTTGATGTGAAGTCTATGGCTTCGCCACTGTTAGTGAATATTCCAAATACCAGGTGTGCCCCAGCCTCTAATAATTTATTAATTAATTTAGACGCCGCCTCGGCCTGCTCAATAGTGAGAATGCTCGTTAGGTTGCCCGCCGAAATAATTCGTCCAAAGCTCATAAGTCCTCCAATGAAATAAACATATAGCACAGTGCATTCAATTTAAGCAATTTTGATCCGCCCCTTTGCAAACATTACAAGCCCTACTTGGTCTGGTAACTCGAGGGCTCGACTACTTGGTTACACTCGCGGCAATAGGCATTCATTTGGGTGGTGTCGCAAAACGGCCAAGTGATATGAGCAATATTCTCATGCTGACAGTCTTGGCTGACTAATGACCTTATCTCAGCGTCTATTTTTATGATTTCTTCATTCTGCCACTTAATTCTATCCTCAAAACCCCTGATATAATCAGAGGCCTGCTTTCTTCTGCTCAGTAGTCTGTCTACTGGGCTCATAGCTCACCTAAGCTTTCTTGCTTGTCTCTGAGCCACTCTCTATACTTCCTAGCAGCGCACCTCTGCGATCCATTATCAATAGCGATACAAGTAACCACCCCTCTCCGGCACTCCCTGTAGGTCACTTTCTGTTCGTCATTTAAAGGCGCCGAGTTTCCGCAAACTGTTTGCACCAGCATTAAAAATATTAATTCATTCATTTATCCCCCTGTTGTTTACTCATCGACTTCAAATACTCCATGAACGAAAAAGTTTCCACCAATTGCTCCCATTGCTGGGGACAGAATTCTTTGAACGCCTTGCCCATTAGATTTGCGGCTGAAGAAAAAATTCATCTTTGGGTCTTTAGCTTATCCGTTAATTTCCCAATTTGATTTCTTAACTTAGTCTCTATAGCCTTAGCGTTAATTTTAGTCTGTGTTAAATCACAGCGTATAAATTGAAACCGGTGAGCCACATTCTTTTCAAACCACTCATCAAGAAGCCGCTCCATCTTATTACTGCAGTAGTTTGAATGGGGCGGGTCCAGCTTACGCCAGTCTGGTTTATTCATTCTTCGTATTTCAACTCATTAACTTTTTCACAACGATAGGTGGCATCGCTGATTTTAAAAACCTTACCGTCCTCAATAATCTCATTGTCTGTGGTCACCTTTAGGACAATCAATAGCGCGACCAACAGCCCAACACATAATCCTACACAAAAACATAAAACGACATCATCACCCATCACTTATCTCCTATTTTAGCCGGCTACCTTTTTCAAATATTTAGATAAGACGTATTTTCTCTTATTAGTCTTGTCATTAATAGCAACAATGACGCATTTTTCTACTCGCTCGCCACCTTTGCGTGTTTTCATTTTAACCCCGAGGAATTTCACTTGCTTGCGTATCACTATGCCTCTGGCTTTATGAGGTGACGTGTAAATGTATTCCTGCCCCTCTATTAATTCATCTGTCAGCACTGTATATATCTCCTGTTTAATCTAAAAGCTGTTTCTTAGGCATTAAAGTTTCTGTGATTTGTAAATATCTAGCTGAGCCCTTCCATATATCACAGGGCGCTGGCCCGTATTCTAGCCACAGCTTTTTCCTGCGCTTATACGATGCGTCCTCGGCCCCCTTGGCTTCGGCAAATCTTAATTCCCCATTCACATCCGTATAACTAAAATCCACTTTCCATGCTACGGCCGCCGATCCACAATGCTCACACTTATCCTTAAGCCTGACCGAGTGTTGCTCTCTCAACTCGCTTATGTGGCCTAGCTGCTCCATATCCAAAAGTTTCTGGTACAAAGCCCCCTCTAATTTAGACGGAAAGGTCTTGCCGTTTACTGTGGTTTTTTTAGCCCCGTACTTGTGTTTTTTCTGTCCCCACATTCAAAGCCCCCCGGCTATTTAGAGTGCCGCCCAAAGCTGTTGCCCCTTTTCTTTTATAATGGCTCTGGCTAACTTCTCATGTCCTATTCCTAAGAGCTTGGCAAGCTCTCTCGTTTTGTTTATGGGCGGTAAAGACAACCCACGCTCCCAATTACTAATGAATTGACCATTGCCGTAATTTAAATACTTGGCAAGGTCGCCTTGAGACATTTGTCGTTTGGTTCTATTTCTTTTAATTATTTCAGCAGCTTTCATTTAAACCTCTTTGAGTGTGTTGGCTGGCACGTTCGTTTTTTTTCCACTTCGTTTTTGTACTCTAATGTTCCCATCAGGAAAGGGCTTCTCACTTAAAAGCGTGACCACCTCTGTGACCCTTAGCCCTTTTTTTAATTTAGTGGGCGCATATATATATTGCTGTCCTTTGATTAACGTTACTGATCCTTGACCCATTTCACGACCTCTTTCAGTTCAGCCATAGAACAGTCCTCTAGGCTTTTATGTTCCATGATATCGAGCATCTGATTCATTTCTGTATTCAACTGCTTTACTTGGACGATATTTCTAATCCACAAAACTATTTCATCCGGCTTTGATGGGGATGGTATTTGACGCCCCTGTTTTGGTTTTGGCGGAGCTTGAGTTTTTACTTTGGGTTTATAGGGCTCTGTTTTGCCGCTGGCCGCATTACCATCATCATCCTCCTCGCTGGTGACGCCGCATATGCTTATGACTGAATAGCGCCTAGCATAAGTAAGTGCTGAGCCTATCTCCTGTTGTTTTTGGTGGACCTTGGCAACCGGCCACTCGGAAGCGATTGTCTCGCCGCTGATATGACATAGCCGCGTATGGAGTACCAGCATATCATTACGAATTTCAGTGGTCTGTGTAATAGCTAGTCCGTTGTTAGCCAGCAGTGGCAGTAAAACGTCATATATAGCCTCTATGGGAGCATACTTAGATTTAAAAAAAGGATTGGTGGCGTCTCTTTTAATGGGCTTTAGTTCGCCTTGTAGCGCCGAGAGAGCCACGTAAATCTTTTGATTAGGAAAGCCGCTGACGGGGCTAACGTAAACTGGCTTAGTGATGCCTTCCTGTTCCATATGCTACTCCTATTTAATAGTGACAACGGTGGTATTTATCATTTCACACCCAGGGACTTGTTTACCGTCCTCTAGGGCTTGTTTAATAAGCTTTTTATTTGGGCTCTTTTTAGTTACTAAGTAAAAATCTGGAATTAAGCTCTCATCTGTAATATCAAGAGACGTGCTCTCACGCCGTGCTATGCTGTGGCCAAGATCGCCCTTTAACTTATCTGTGTTTAAAGCTTCTAATGAAAACTGAGCTTGGTTGCGAAGCCTGGCTATGAGCACCTCAAAGGACTTAATTCTAGATGTGATAAAGACTTTCTCTTTTTTTAGAAACTCAATTTGTGACTCTGAATACTTCTTAAGGCCAGCATAACTATCAACCTTTTCAGTGAGTTTATTTAAGGTCACATCAATATACTCTTTGTTCTCTGGCGCGTCCCAGTCGATTTCAAGCAAGTCAAAACACAAATTGGCTAAAGATCTATTGGTGGTGATATCGCTCATAAAACAAACTCAGCAGACTTAAAAAGCTCTTTTTCTTCTACGGCCCAATCTGCTCTCTGGTCCTGGAACATCTTTTCAACATCGTCCATAGTGACAAAGTTCACAGCAACCACATCGTTTCTTATAGTTCGAATGTGTAACCCAAGCTCTTCTAACGTCATTTCTTCAATATTTTTCATAAGAGTGTTTATAAAGCAGTTGTTTAGGAAATCAAATAGATTAGTAAATATTGTCAGAATATTTAGATTTATTTCTAATTGCTTTTTAACTGGATATAGAGCTAACCGTAAGTGACGCGCTGGTGAGTTAATAAAAGGGGTAAAACCCTCTCGGCTGTATTCGGTCGGACGAGCTTGCTCGTACGAAAACAAGCGGTATAGCGCGGTAGGTTTGTAACTCAGATAAAACTCACAAAACCTAGTGGGTTTTTCTCCACTCCGGTATTTAATATATATAGAGAGCGCCGAAATAGGCTGTCAATGTAATTTTTCCAGTTTGCAACACCGGCTCAGACAAAGCTAAGTGACAACCATTCTCAATAAAAACAGAGCCCAGCTTGGTCTAATTGATAACCATTCTCATTTAGAAACTAGTCATTCTAATTGATAATCATTCTCATTTAGAGATTAACCTGCTTTGCATATGAATATCCTGACTTTTTTTCCATTAAAGAAGTTTAAAGTTTACAAAGCCGTGAATGTTTTATAATCAACAAGGTGTCGGATAAGGGAGCGGTCAAAGACGCGTGGCCTTATCACGTAAAACTCAGCTACCACGGGGGCGCACTAAGCTGAGACTCTGCACCGCCGGCCTTGTGGCCTGTACCGAGAGAGTGTGCTAGGGCTATCACTAAAGCCTGATAAGCAAGGTACTAATCGAATGGTGAATAATTCGGTCAACCATGTGCGAAAGACTCAAGGGTTGAAAAGGGGTCATCTTTAGCTTCTGGCTAGGGCTGGCACCGCTATACCCCGTGCTCCTGATCTAAGGGTTGAAAAGTAAAGCTACTAAGATATAAATAAGAAGATGAAGAAGAAGATGACGATAGACATGAAGAAGCTTAAGACAACGATTAAGAGGAATAAGCATAAGAGGAATAAGCCTTTCAGCGGTGTTCATAAAAAAAGAGTAGTAGTTTGTGGAGAGTGTAAGACTCAGTTTGTGACAATAAAGGCAAGGGCCTACTGTGACGATGTATGTAAAAAAAAAGCATTCAATACTATTCAAGAGAAAATTACTTATTACCCCCCCGGTTT